AGGAATACCTTGAGGGCAATCCGTTCCTGCGTTGGTACTTCGATCAACCCAACATCAAGTGTGGCATATACGCTGACCTACAGAGATGGATAGATGGACGTCGTGATGACATCCGATGGAAACAGTTATAGGGTCTTGGTACTGCTGGCGTCCAACTGATACACCCTACGCATCTTGACACCCACGCTCTGTGCGAACTTCTTGGAATCACACTTATTGCACACGTGTTTGTAGTCGTTTGACGCACGGTCAGGATCCACCTTGCTCTTGGGCCTCATGAATGTCTCTGAACAGGCATCGCATTTGAACACATAGATCAGATTCTTCCTGTGGTAGTTGTGCATGGTACCCAGTTTGCTCTCCCTCTTGTACAACTTCATCGTTTTTAGGGTTTCTATGAACATATTACTATTTAATAAATACGAATAACACATTATGGCAAGATTAACGATAGACACAGGAACAGCAGGAAATCCAGCAACAGGCGATACCTTACGTACAGCCATGACCAAGGTCAACAGCAATTTCGCTGAGTTGGCGGGTGACTTACAGATGTCGGGCAACACCCTTTTGAGTGCTGACACAAACGGAAACATCATACTGGATCCAAATGGCACAGGACAGGTACAGATAGAAGCAGACAGGCTTGTGATCAAGACCACGAAAACCGCGACCGCTGTGGGAAACACGGGTGACGTGGCTGGTTCAATCAGTTGGGACGCAACAAATTTATATGTATGCACTGCGAACTATGATGGTTCAACAGTGATATGGAAAAAGATCACACTAGCGAGTATCTAACATGGCCCAGGAAGTAATCAACATCGGAGCACAGGCTGATGATGGCACAGGTGATACCATCAGAAGAGCCGGCCTCAAGATCAACAACAACTTCACGGAGTTGTTCGCACGTCCTTCTGTTGCATCAGACATCAATGTAATCCAGAACAACATCAGCACAACGGCGTCCAACGCCGACATAGTGATCAAACCATCGGGCACAGGAAATGTGGCTTTCCCTGGGATAACCATAGAAGACAACAACATCAAGTCCACAAGGACAAATGATGATATTAAATTCGTCCCTAGTGGGTCTGGGTCAGTGATAATAGACGGAGTAGGATTTTCCGGTACATCGATAGTTGGCACGGATTCTAGTATTATAAACATAAATGACAATCTTGTGGTAGATGGCACATTGAATGCCGACACTCCCACTTTCTCATCTCCAGTGACTGTGAATTCCACACTTGATGTCACAAGCACAACAACACTATCTACATTGACAGTGTCGGGTGCAAGTTCTTTTGTTGGCACGACCACCATCGACAATCTCACTTTCAATGACAACATAATTAGCACTAGTTCAAACGCAGACTTAAACCTAACACCAGGTGGCACGGGTGTGGTCAACGTTTCTAACTTGACAATCGATTCTAGCATTAATTTAACAGACAACGTGATCAAGGTCACGAAGTCCAATGATGATTTCATATTGTCAGCAAACGGCACAGGTTCAGTTCAAGTATCTAAAATAGACTTGAACGCGGGCACAGTGGACAACACAGTGATAGGTGGCACGACACCAGCGGCGGCGACATTCACCACTGTTTCCATAACCAATCCTTCAGTCACAGCGGATGGTGTCACGATCACGGACAACACTGTCACTGCAAACAGATCAAATGATAATCTCGAACTAGAGGCCAATGGTTCTGGATACGTACAAATAAATGGAATAAACTTACCAAATACAGACGGACAGACAGGACAGGTGCTTAAGACCGACGGAAATAACCAACTTTCTTGGTTCACTTCGCCTATATTGTTAGGTGTGTCAGACATACAAGACAATTCAACAACGATATCTTTTTCATCATTGACAGAAATAGATCATGTCACAGCAACAGGAACACACGACAGGATAGAATCAGGTACCGTTGTGCAAGACAGTTGGGCTACATCAAAGTACGACAGTGCATGGTATCTTGCAATTAACAGAGATGATGCCAGCAACGAATTAGAGGTAACAAAACACTCTGTGGTACATAACAACTCAGATGCTTTCGTAACAACATCTATAGGTGCCAAGACTGGAACAAACAATCATATCATAACAACCGCTGACATCAACAGTAGTTTTGTAAGATTGCTTGGCACAGGGAGTTCACCCGAGAACTCAATTGCATTTTACAGGATAGGACTCGGAGATGATGACTCAACAGGATACGCAGGCGAAGACGAAGCGGCAGTAGTGATCAACACAGACGTGGACAGTGCTAGCGAAGTCATAGATTCATGGGCACACGGGTCATTCAGGGGAGCCAAGTATTACATATCTGTGAACAACGCATCTAAGACAGAATTGATGAACTGCGAAGTGAGTGTGGTACACAACGGCACAGACGCATTCGTAAGCACATACAATATAGTGAACACAGGTAACAATGATCTCATAACTTTGACCGCGGCAATAAATGGTGTGAACCTTGAACTCAAAGCGGCAGGACTAGAACCAAACTTGCGAGTACACGCATACAGAATTAGATTGGCGGACAACGAAGCAGATAGAAGTTCAACAAACATCAACGTGATTGGGAACGTGACTGTTTCAAGTGCAACTACAACATTGGACACCTTCGACACAGGAACATACCAAGCGGCACACTACGTTATTGTGTCACACAACGCTTCTGAAGGTCACTCGGCAATCTGTGAAGCGGCTGTTGTGAGCGATGGCACGAACGCATTCGTGACACAGTATGGACTTACATCAACAAAAGGCACAGACCAGATTCTATTGACTGTTGGACATGCAGGTTCTACCACAACACTTTCAGCAACATCTACTTCGGGTGGTTCTACCACAGTGAACGCATATAGAGTTAACTTGACCAGAGGTGCAGGTACATCTACAGCAGTAGCCACTCTAGATTCTGTTTCTGCAACAACATACAGAGTGGCCAAATACAACGTCCAGGTAGTGGATGCCATCGGCGGAAACTATGAGCTTTTCGAAGCGAATGTTGTTCATGACGGATCCACTGCATATGCGAGCACGTTCGGTAACGTAGGAACATCTACAGGACTAATAACAGTGACAGCAGATATAGACAGTGGAAATCTAAGACTCAGGGGCACAATAAATAACACTAATGACCACGTGGTCAAAGTAATTAGAAGGGTAATAGAAGCATAACAATGGCTCAGCAGACACTAAACATAGGATCTAATGCAAACGACGGAACAGGTGACACTTTACGTGTCGCTATGGACAAGGTCAATGACAATTTTAATGAACTTTATGCATCACCATTGTTCTCTGGTAATCTTTTATTCTCAGGCAACGAGATCAGTGCAACAAGGTCAAATGACGATATAGTTTTTGTTCCTTCTGGAACGGGATCGGTGTCATTTCCTGCCATTAAAATCAACGACAACAACATCGAAGGTACAAGATCAAATGACGACATCAACCTGTTGCCCAACGGAACAGGTTCTGTAATTTTTGGAGCAATCAAGATAAAAGGAACATCATTGAGTTCGGATGATTCTTCAATCATCAACATAAATGACGGACTGGTGGTCGACGGGACAATAAATGTCTCAGGTGCCGCAACGCTTTCAGGTGCAACAAATCTTGGATCTACTCTGGCTGTGCCTTCAGGATTGACAACTCTTTCAACGTTGAATGTTACAAGCACTACAAGTTTAGTTGGAACAACCACAATTGACAATTTGATCTTCAATGACAACACAATCGGATCAAGTTCAAATGCCGATATAAACCTTACTCCAGGAGGAACGGGATCTGTTGTGATCAATAATCTAACTGTTGACTCCAACATAAACATCACAGACAATGAAATAAAAACCACACAATCAAACTCAGACCTTGTCATCGAACCAGCAGGTACAGGACAGGTGGTTATTGCCAAAGCAGACATCAATGGCGGTGCAATAGACAACACGGTAATTGGTGGTGCGACACCGTTAGCGGGCTCATTCACAACATTGAGCACAACGGCCTCGTTGACTATAGACGGAGTAACACTGGCAGACAACACAATATCAACAAATGCATCAAATGCCAACCTAGAACTATCAGGCAATGGATCAGGTGGTGTAACAATTAGTGGATTTACTTTTCCAACATCAGACGGAAGCACAGGACAATTTTTAAAGACAGACGGTGCAGGTAACCTTGCTTTTGCAACTGCAAGTGCCACACTTTCACACTCTGATATAGCGGATGCCACTACCACGGTTGCCAGTTCTACAACATCAGTGCTGAATACATTTGATAAAACTGTATACAGAAGTGCAAAATATTTTATATCTGCCACTGATGCGACAAACAGTAGATATGAATTAGTAGAAGCCAATGTGATCCACGATGGCTCAACAGCATACATTTCAACATTTGGTTCAGTGAGTGATCACGGCACAGGACTGGCGGAATTCTCTGTTGGAATAAGTGGTGACGATGTGCAGGTAAAAGTCACAAACATCACCGATGATAGCACTGTGTTCAAATTCCAACGTATAGTAATAGACATCTAATAATTACATTAGGTTTATAGAATTACAGATAAATACCCATAACAAAAAGGATTAATATAAAGTATGGCTAGACAAAGTATCAACATTGGATCAAGTGCAAAT